GAAGATTTTGATTCTTACTTTAAAAAATACCCAAGACAATACAAAAGAGTTTTGTCTGGTGATATTAGTAGATACAAAAAACCTATAGAAAAATTGACAAAAGAATTAATTGCGATGGAAATTGCACACGAAAACCAAGACAGATGTAACAAACTTATCTTTAAACTTCTTGAGGGGAATATTCAAAAATGGTGGAATTAAAAATACCCCCGTATAAATTGGTTAAATAAATCTTCTTCTATATTCATAGACACATGTTCATCACCGATTACAGTGTCTATGATTTTTCTTTTCTTTTCCAAAATATTAAACATCATCTCATCTATTGTACCGACGGCTATTGGATAATATACATTTGTTGTCGACTGACTACCTATTCTATGTGCTCTATCTTCAGCCTGTGCATGGTTAGCTGGTACAAAATCTAAATCATTCATAATAACAACTTCCGCTTCTGTGAGTGTAATTGCTGTACCTGCTGAAACTAAATTACCAACAAAAACCATAATATTTTTGTTACTTTGGAATTGGTCTACCGAATTTTGTTTTTGTGTGCTATTCATTTTACCATTATGACCTACAGCAATTTTACCAAAATGGTTCATTAAAGCATCAAATGAGTGTGTGAAATTGGTAAATATTATAACTTTCTGACCATTCTCTATTGCTTGTTCAGCTAATTCAATCGTTTGTTTTGTTTTTTCTAAAGCCAAATATTTTCTAAGAACAACTAACTCAACCATATGTCTACCAGCACCCAATCTTTTACCTTCAGATTTTGCCCATTCTAAATATTCTTCAAAAACATTGCCATACTCTTTCATATCATCTATCTCAATGTAGTAAGGAGCTACTATTTTTGGTGGTAAATTTAGGTGGTCTTCTTTTTTTCTTCTTAGTATTAGATTTTTAGTCCTTTCATGTAACTCTTCTAGGTTAGAAGCACCATCAGTCAACCAAATATCTTTATATGTACCGTTTTTTAATTTTTTCTTAAACTTTTTACCATCACAATATCTAAAAGCGTATTGTTTCCAACTAGCCGTAACAGGTGAATCACATATCTTTAATAAATTAAAAAAGTCCATGGGTCTGTTAGCTAAAGGAGTACCCGTTAACAACCATCTTCTTTTTATGTTTTTACTTATTTGATTTATTATTTTAGCTCTGTTACTTGACGGGTTTTTAACCATATGTGCCTCATCTAATATGATTAACTCAAAACCCTCGTTATCTAGATGTCTATATATTTCATGTTCTTTATATACTTTTCTACCATCTATTATGGTATGAAAATTTTTCAATATATCATAATTTATTATAGTATATTTTTTGGGATTCCAATGACCAGATTTAATAATAGAGATGTCTTCTTCTGGTATATAGGCATTTATCTCCCTAAACCAATTTATTTTTGCGTTAGCCGGACAAACGATTAATATTTTTTCTGAACCAGATTCTATTGAAGCTATGGTTGACATTAAAGTTTTACCTAAACCCATGTCATCACCCAAAACCCTATTATTTTTAGATAAAAGAAATTTTATCCCCTCCTCCTGATGTGGGAAAACTCTCCAACCACGTTTATCCATTTTAGCATACTTTTCGAAGTCAACGTCAACCTCTTTTTCAATATCATAAAGATTTTCGGATACTTGTGTTTTGGGTACATAAAAAAGTGGTGAGTATTTTTGATTTTTAAATACTTTTCCTTTTAAGTGATAGCTTTTTTCAGTTTCACCTAAAACAGTCTCAACTAAAATTTTTTCAGGAATATGATTTAAATCAAATTTTTCTTGTAATTGTTTACCTAAAAAATCGGTTATAGTAATAACCTTATTAACTTCCAAAGGTTCCCTATCAAAATTAATATCAACGTATTCAGCTAAACTGGGTGATATTGGAAAAGGACCTTCTTTTTCCAATCTTTTCTTTAAAGAAATTAAGTACTCATTTGTACCCTCATATTCCTCTAATTTAAGTAAAGCTTTTCTATTTTTTAGACTATTGATATCGAGCATAGATAAATAAATATAAAAAGAATTAAAAAAAAATAAACTAAATGGGATGAGTAAATATTTATAGATAAAACTTTATATGGCAACTAATAAAAGACCCATAAATCGCTTGCATAAATTTTATGATAACACAGACTTCAATTTAGAAAATGAAATGTCTCGTGAATTTATTGAGGGTGATTTAAATTTTACTGTTGTCCTATTTAAAGTGGATAGGATAAAGAGTCAAACTGATGATGTTTATGGTGAAGCAAGTGCTAATGAAATAATATTTTACCCACCAAAAGAATTAAAAGTTAGACCTCTTTTAAATGAACCAGAGTCTAAAACTTATTCTGAGGGTTATGGTAGATACCAAGACTATGGTAACTTTAATTTCACTGTTTTTGTAGACCATCTTAATGAATTGAATACTGATATTGATTATGGTGATTACATTGGTTATCCGGATTTTGAGGATAATATAAAATATTTTACCGTAGTAGATGATGGTAAAATATTTTCAGACAATGCACATACAAGACTTGGTTATAAAGGGTATTATAGAACAATTAAATGTGTAGTTGCTGATACAAATGAATTTAACCCTAATTATTAAAGAATAAATGGCTTTACCAAAAAAGAGAAAAACTAATATCCAAATAAAGAGTATTGACCCCCAAGGAGGTCCTGCTCATTGGGTTGACCAATTTATAGATAAAAACAAACAATTTCTGCCTAGGTCAGTTGATTTAACTGATTTAGACGAAGGTTTTGTAGAATTTGTTAAAGCTGATTTAGGTGTTGTAATTGAGGGTGAAAAAGTACCTGTTAATTTTTTAACATTACAAAGGTGGAATGAATTTGCTAAAACTTGGCAAAATACAGATAAATATAAAAACTTAAAAATACCTTTTATATCAGTAGTTAGAAGACCTAACCCTGAAACTGGTACAAATCCAGCTGATTTTAAAATACCTGTAAGAAAAAAATTTCCATATATGCAAATACCAATATGGGATGGTAATCGTAAAGGAATGGATATCTATAGTATACCTAATCCTGTTGGTGTAGACATGGTTTATACTGTACGTCTTTTTAGTTATAAAATGCGTGAGTTAAATAAGTTACACCAAAAAGTATTACAAACATTCGCGTCGGCTCAGGCATATGTTAATATTAAAGGTCATTATTTCCCTATTTTATTAGAGAGTATGGGTGATGAAAGTCAAATAGATGATTTAGAAGGTAAAAGATTTTATGTCCAAACATACGAAATGAAACTACAAGGTTATATTGTTGATAGTGAAGAATTTGATGTTAAACCAGCTGTCACTAGAGCTTTTGTTTCTTTTGAGGTTGGGGACAAAAAACCTAAACCAATCTTTAAAATTATTAAAGATGAGACAGAGAATGATAAAACTTTAAAAGTAATTGTTCAATTCTTACCCGGTTCTTTCACTGAAATCACGTTGAGTTTGGATTCATCGTCACAAATAACTTCTATTCAACCAGAAAATGTTATAACATACACAATATTAAAAAACGGTTCCCCTGTTACGTTGCCTTTCACAGCAAACGAAAACGATTCCATATTTATTAGTATCGTTAAAGATGATACTACAAAATTTAGTGAAATAATACTTAGAGGATTAGTGATAGTATAATGGGTGGAAACGGATGTAATTCTGAAATAGTAAAATACTATGTAGTACAACCACCTAGTGGTGGTGGTGGTTTTACAGGGACTACTGGTGATTTTACCATAGGTGGTGATTTATATGTTTGTACAACAGGATCAACAATTTATACCAATTCTATAGATCCTTGTGATACAGGTGTAACAATCTCAAACATAATAACAATTAATACTAATGGTACTATTATACCAACAAGTGATAATTTTGTTGATTTAGGGTCACCAATAAACAGATTCAGAGATATAAATACAGTTAGTGGGACATCCACTGTATGGACATCAACAAATCAAGTAATAACACCAAATTTAAATCTAGGTTTAGATGGATTAGGTGAACAAAGAACAATAAACGCTAATAACTCTATCATACAAGATGATACATTATTAGGTGGAAGTTATTGACAATAACAAATATTTATAAAATAAAAAAAAAATGGCAATTAGAAACACAAGACTTATATTAAAAAATTCTGATATTGTTAATAGGCCACTACCCTCTAGTTTATTAAAGGGTGAGGCTATTGTTAACACTGCTGATGGTATAGTATTATTTTCGGGAGTTACTACATCTACGGCTGAATGGACACCGGCTGGAACAGGTACAACAGCTAATTTCTTTGAGGTTGGTTCTAACCTTTATGATTTAAAGATTAGAAATCAAATCACATCGTATAATAATTTAACAAATCTTTCTGGTAAATTTCTTTCTGGAACAACTAATGGTTTTGTTTTAGCTGATATAGCTGATATAGCTAACACATCTGATAGTTATGTTACTGGGGCAACATGGTCACCTAACACTTTAACATTAAAACATAACTTAAATAGACCAGATGTCACTGTAACCATTAATGACTTTAATAACGTTTCTTTATACGGTACAACAAATGTTAATGGTGATTTAACTGTCACTGGAACAACAACGTTAAATGGTCCAGCTTATTATAACAATACTGCATCAGTTTCAAATGAAATTGTTAATTATGGTTTATTAACAGCGTTTTCACAAACAAACGATGTTTATGTAACAGGTAATACATTAACAGCGGCTAATGATAATACAGCAACACAATCAGCTCAATTAGAATATCATGGTGTCCCTGTTGGTGGACCTTATTTCATAACAACTGAAAACACATTCACAACAGGTGGTACATGGAACTCAGGTTCAACCTCAATTGATTTCACAAGAAACGATGGGGTTACTTATAGCGTTAATTTATCTAACATTGATGTTAATGATACTTACGTGACAGGTGGTACGGTAACTTCATTAGGTGATTTAGATTTATTTAGAAATGATGGTGTAACTGTAACAGTACCAAAAGTTACCTATTGGACATCAGGTTCTACAGGTAGTTTTTCAATTAAAGCTATTAATGGTTCTGGTCTTGATTCCACAGGAGATAGATCGGTATCGTGGGGTAATCAAACGTTAGCTTCAGGTCAAGACTCAACGGCTTGGGGTGTTCAGACATCAGCGACAACTTTAGGAAGTACCGCTAGTGGTTATCAAACATTAGCAAGTGGAAATTATTCACACGCAGAAGGTTATACTACAACAGCATCTGGTTCATTTTCACACGCAGAAGGTGCTACTACAACAGCTAGTGGGAATGGTTCACACGCTGAAGGTCAAAATACAACCGCATCTGGAGATTATTCACACGCCGAAGGTGGTACTACAATAGCCTCCGGTTCATATTCACACGCTGAAGGTGCTACTACAACAGCTAGTGGTGATGCTTCACATGCTGAGGGTGGTGGTACATTGGCTAGTGCTATTGCTTCACATGCCGAAGGTTTAGAAACAACAGCTAGTGGTTATGCATCACATTCTGAAGGTTATCAAACAACAGCTAGTGGCATTTATTGTCACGCTGAAGGTTGGTTGACCTCAGCAACGACTGTTGGTTCTCACGCTGAAGGTTATATAACTTTAGCTAATGGTGATGGTTCTCACGCTGAAGGTGGTCAAACAATTGCTTCTGGTCAATACTCACACGCTGAAGGTCAATTAACTTTGTCCGTTGGTAATTACTCACACGCTGAAGGTGGTAGTACAACTTCTTCTGGTGGTTACTCACATGCTGAAGGTTATGGAACATCAGCAACAACAACAGGTTCCCATGCTGAAGGTTATCAAACATTAACTAGTGGTGATTATTCTCACGCAGAAGGACATCAGACAACGGCTTTAAGTAATTATTCTCACGCAGAAGGTTATTTAACAACAGCTTCAAATATAGGAGCACATGCTGAAGGTAGAAATACAACAGCCAGTGGATTGTATTCTCACGCTGAGGGTGCTAATACACTAACAAATGTGTATGGATCACACGCTGAAGGTTTTAGTACAACAACAAATGGATTGTATTCTCACGCAGAAGGTAGTAACACAACAGCTAATGGTTCTTTTTCACATTCACAAGGTTCTGGAACAACTGCTTCAGGAATAGCTTCTTTCGCTTCAGGTGTTAAATCTATAGCACAAAGTGATTATTCATTCATACATTCAGAAAATTCAGTAGTTAATGGACAAAGAAGTGTTGTGTTAGGGGGTCAAAATATTACAGGATCAACAAACGATACGGTTTATGTTCCTTACTTGAATTTAAACCTTACACCAACACTTAATAACTCAAATACAGAAATATTAAGTAGAAACACAGGAACAGGTCAAGTTGAATATACTCCGTTAAGTGCTTTCACATCACTCGACACATTTGTAACAGGTTTCACTTACAACCCTAATAATAACACATTTACAATTTCTCAAAACCAAGGTCAACCTAATTTAACAGCATCAATTGATACAGTATCAGGATTAACTATTTCAAACTTAACAGCTGGTAGAGTTGTTTATGTTGGGTCAGGTGGTTTATTAACAGATGAGGCTGGATTTGAATATAATGATGGTACAAACTTATTAACAGTTGGTAATATCAATGTTACAAACGCATCAGGAACAACAGCTACAATAGGACAAGGTGGATTAGTAATTGGTTCAGGTGGTTCTTTTTCGGTACCTGGTGTTGGTAGTTTAACAGTTCACGGTGATTTAACTGTTTTTGGTGATACTACAACAATATCTACTAGTGAACTTTACGTTGAGGACCCACAAATCACTTTGAACTATAACCCAACCGGTAATACTTCAATAACTTCAATAGCTTCAGGTTTAAGAATCCAAGATGGTGACGGTTTAGGGAACGATGTTCTTTATACTGTAGCACAAATGAACACCTTTACAGGTGGTTCAGTAGCAGAATACACAGGAGCCGACGGATACACGAATAGAGCTTTCTTAACTCAATTAAATGATATTGTTATTAGAAATACAAATAGTAACAATGGAGCACCTGACGGAGTAAGAGTACTGGCCGAATTTGATACGTTAGATGGGGGATCTTATTAAGAGTTTAAAACTAAAATAAAAATTAAAGGAGGGGAAACCCTCCTTTTTTTGTTATTCACATTTTTGTATTTGTAAATATTTTTAGGTTTATGGTACAAAAAATATTCTTTCAAAGCTCACTGCCTAGAGCAGGTTCAACTTTATTACAAAATATAATAGGTCAAAATCCCGAATTTTATGTCACACCCACTTCTGGTGTTTTAGAATTACTTTATGCGTCAAGAAGTAATTATACAAATTCACCAGAATTTAAAGCTCAAGATACCCAATTAATGAGTCAAGGTTTTACCTCTTATTGTAGAAGTGGTTTAGAAGGTTTTTTTAATGGTATAACAGATAAACCTTATGTCCTAGATAAAAGTCGTGGGTGGGGGATTCATTACCATTTTTTAAACTCTTTCTATCCTGACCCAAAAGTCATTTGTATGGTTAGGGATTTAAGAGGAGTATTTTCCTCAATGGAAAAAAATTTTAGAAAAAATCAAGATAAAGATTCAGGAATTGTTAATCATTCACAAATGAAAGGTACAACCACAGAAAAAAGAGTAGACATTTGGGCAAACACACAGCCCGTAGGTCTTGCAATAGAAAGAATCTACCAAATGATTAGAGAAGGTATTGATCAAAAAATACTTTTTATAAAATTTGAGTATTTCTGTTCAAACCCAAAACAAGAAATGGTAAAAATATATGATTTTTTAGAATTACCTTATTATGATCACGATTTTAACAATGTAGAACAAATAACACAAGAAGATGATTCTGTTTATGGTATTTATGGTGATCATACGATAAAAAAAGAAATTAAACCATTAAAGGATGATTATAAAGAAGTATTAGGTCCGGGTATTTGTAATGGTATTAAAGAAAAATATAAATGGTATTACGAATTTTTTAATTACTAATACTATTTATTATTTAAAGGTTCATATAACCATAAATAACACCTTAAATAAGGTTACATAATAGTCATAAATATGGCAAAAAGACAAAATACATTCCTTTTAAAAAGGTCTAATGTACCTGGAAAAATACCATCTCCCGGTGATTTACAATTAGGTGAATTAGCATTAAATACGGCAGATGTTATTTTATATGCATCAGGAACAACATCCAATCAAATATTACCAATCGGATGGGACAGGTTATCAATCTTATCAGGTGGTACTGTCAATGGTAATGTTAATATAAATGGATCAATTTCAGCAACAACATATTTAAATTTACCTTCATTTTCTGGTGATTATTTACCATTAAGTGGTGGTACAGTTTATGGTGAAACATTTTTTACAAGTGGGATAACTTCCAATGCCATATATACTGATTATATTGACTTTAATACAAACCCAATAGTTCCATTAGTGACAGGTGGAACATTATATTTTGATTCAAATGAAAATGCGTTATCATATAAACCAATAACAAATCAAAATGATGTTACGGTTAACTTGGGTCAAGAAAGTTTAATTAGGATTTATAATGATTTACCAACAACAATACTTAACGGACAGGTTTTACATATAACTGGTGCAACTAGTGGGGTACCTACAGTTGCATTAGCTAACGCATCAAAATTAGGGACATCATTTTTAAATAGTTTAGCCCAAAGTTCTGGTGTTGCGACTCATGACATACCAAGTGGTGAATATGGTTTTATGACCAATTTTGGTATTGTTAGAGATTTAAATACGAGTGCGTTTACTGTGGGTCAAGAAGTATTTTTATCTGATACAATTGATGGTGGTTTAACTAATGACCCTGACTCTATTGAATTCTCGTCAAGGATATCAACTGTTGGTTATTGTTTGGAGTCACATCCAACAACAGGTAAAATTTTAGTGGTAATATCTAATGAAAACTCACTACAAAGTTTAACACAACAAGAAATAAATGTATTACTAGGGAATGTCATTTCGACAGGTGTATATGATTATACGGGAATGACTAAGGCCTCTTCAACAACAGTAAATGTTGCTCCAATGAGAGGGTGGATTGTTTTTAATACGGATGAAAGGGCGACTGATCCATTAGTATTAAATGTCTATTATAGTGGTGGAACAAATATTCCTGTAACAAACATTAACTCATCTTTAGATACTTACTTTTTGGTAAATAGTGGTGGAACTTTATTCCAGCAAACAACTTTTCCAACACCAGTAGAAAGAAGAGATAATATATTTTTAGGTAGAGCAGTTCACCCAAATAAAACTGATATACTTAACGTAGAACAAAGTGTTGATTATGATGTATCCCCATTATCATCATTAAGGGATTTATGGACACCAATTAGATTAATTAATCAAGGTGTTATTATTTCAAATAATGGTGCTAATTTAACATTTAAAACCTCATCAGGTACTTTTTGGGGTAATGGTATTGGTTGGGACACAAATCAAAAAAATCCTAACTCAATAACAGTTCCAGCTCAAATACCTGCAGTATTTTATTATACAACACAAACAGGTGGAACATTCACAACAACGGCATCAACTATAGATACCACAAGTTATGACGTTAATGGTATAATAACACCAATACCGGGGTCTGGTAACTATTCAACTCAAAGAATTTATATGTCCCAAAGTGGTGTTATAAGAATACAATACGGACAAGTGGTTTATCCAACTTTAGCAAAGGCTATTGCTGCACTACCAAGTGAACTTTTTGTTGAAAACGCGGATAATGCGATAGATTGTATTTTAATTGGTACATTAACTGTGAAAGATGGTGCTGGTGATTTAAGTAATACTGATGATGCGGTATTTTCACTTGTTTCTAAATTTGGTGAAGTTCTTGGTGGTACTGCCGGTATATCAACAACAACATTACAACAAGCATATAATAATTCAGTTAATCCTGAAATCACAACAAACACCACTTTAGGTAGTGTTCAGTTTAGAGGTGGGACCGGAAGTAACACAGATAAAAATATATCAATTGAAAATAATTCTGGTATAGAAACAGCATTTATTAGAGCAGATGGTTATGGTAAATTTACAACTTTATCAGCAACAACAATTGGTGCTTCAGGAAACTGTGTGACTGATTTATATATATCAAATATACGTTCTTGTTCACCATTAAACGTCCAACCAAATAATGAGGGTAATGTTTATTTTGGGTCTACAAGTGCGGTTACCATTGATTTAGCAAATAATAGATTAGGGGTTGGGATTGCAAATCCAACAGCAAAACTACACGTTAACAATACAGGTTCTGGTAACTCATTCTTAGTAGAAGATGATACGAATCCAGATTCAACACCATTTGTAATTGATTCTATAGGACGTGTTGGTATTGGTACAACAAACCCAGGTGAAAAAGTATCCATAGTAGATGGTAGTCAATTTATATGGGGGTCAGGTAATACTAATACCGGTTTAAGATTACAATATGGGTTAGGTACATCTTTTTGGGTTAATACTCCTTCTGGTGGTACTATGTCAATAGGAGGTATTGGAACGTCTGCACCATCATCTGGTGTAATAAATATCACTAGTACAGGTAACGTTGGTATCGGTATACCTACCCCAACCGAAAAATTACATGTCGCTGGTAACGCTTTAATAACAGGAACAACATTCACAGGAAACTTAATAGTTACTGGTGGAACTGGTATTAACTGGATAAGTGGATCAACTTCCACTGATATTTTAAGAATTACACAAACAGGTAATGGTAACGCTCTTGTTGTGGAGGATTCAACAAATCCTGACTCATCACCGTTTGTAGTAGATGCCGCTGGTAATGTTGCTGTAGGTTCTGGTTCTGCATCTAACAAATTTATTGTTAGTAACGGTACAAATGATGTGTTCACAGTTAATACTGTTAATAGTACAGTATGGGCAAGGGGTGCTGGAAATGTATCTTCTAATACTTCTTTTGGAGAGAATGCACTGGATTCAAATACAACAGGAACAAGTAACACCGCTTTTGGTCAGAATGCATTAACAACTGTAACAACTGGGTCTAATAATAGTGCATTCGGAAGGGCGGCATTACAATCCTCAAATGGCAATGAGAACGGTGGCTTTGGAATATCATCTTTAATTTTTCTTTCATCTGGCAATAGTAATGTTGGTTTAGGTTTTCAATCTGGAATTTACATTACTGATGGTGTGACACAATTAACAAACGCAGGTTCTTCTATTTTTATAGGCGCAAACACTAAAGCACTAGACAATAACCAAACTAATCAAATAGTAATTGGTCACAACACTACAGGTAACGGATCAAATTCAGTGACACTTGGTAATGATTCAATCACAAAAACAATCCTACAAGGTAACGTTGGGATTAACACAACAACACCATCAGAAAAATTACAAGTATCTGGTAATACAATAGTATCAGGAACAATAAGTGGTGGGACTATGGTGATAACAACACAACCAACAAGTGGTTACACATCAACACAAATATTGATGAGAAACTCTACTTCAGGGGAAGTTGAAATAACTGATAGCACTTCTCCATCAATATATAACTACGGTATGACATATGTAATGTCAACATTTAACTATTTAACATAACAATAAATTTAATATATTTTAAAAAATGCCAGCAAATAACCAACCAATTTTTACAAGGACACCGGATATTCAGTGGACGGTATCCGCAATGACTGTAGCTAACACAACTACAGATTTAACAGCAGGAACCATTTATTTGGCTTTCACAGCCGATGCAACTAATGGTGGATATGTACAGAGAATACGTTTTAGAACTTTGGGGACTAATACAAATGCAACAGTTGCTCGTGTATGGGTTAATAATGGATTAACAACCGCAACTGCGGCAAATAACACATTAATAGATGAAATAACATTGCCAAATACAATAGTATCACAAGTTGCTGCACAGGCGAATTATGAACTACCATTAAACTTTGCGTTACCAGCGGGTTATAGAATTTATATAACATTAGGTACTGCACCTACATCTGCCGGATGGGAAGCGACAGTAATCGGAGGAAAATATTAACGTTATGAAATATAGTTTATGTGAGTTTGAATATGGATATGATGGTCAGTTTTATCAAGAAAGTGATCAAAATGGACTAGTTAGATTTATGGATTTAAATTGTAACACTTTGGAATTAATACCTCCATATGGGTATTATGTCGTTGACGATAGCATACCAACACCTGATTGTATAATAGATTAATATGTATGATAGATTATTCAAATATACCATCAATAACTAACCATCAAACTTTTTTTGCTTTAGGTTCAACTACTTGGCAAACTTGGCAAAAACCAAGAAACTGTAAGTTTGTTTATATTACAGTTATTGGAGGAGGGGGTGGGGGTGGTTCATCTTCAAATGTCGCCGGAAATGGTGGTGGAGGAGGTGGGGGTGGTTCATCCGCAATTACTAATATATTAATACCTTCAGTATTACTACCAGATACCTTATACGTACAAGTTGGACTTGGAGGTGCTGGTGGTACATCTGGTGGTGATGGTGGTTTTGGTGGTCAATCTTTTGTTTCAATTAGCCCCTCAACGACCGCTATTGATGTTATTATTAGGACATCTACTACCGCAGCTCTTGGTGGTTTTGGGGGTGACTCTGGTGCTGGTGGTATTGGTGGTAATGGGGGTACACCTTTTACTCAAACCGCTGGATTTTTATCATCACTTGGTATTTGGAATAGTAGAGTTGGTGATGCTGGTGCTACTGGTGGTTTTGGTTCTTCTGGTGCTGGAGGTTCTAAAACAGCTTTAGCTAATTTTCCACTTTGTGGAGGTGCTGGTGGGGGTGGAAAAACATCTACTACTAATTTTGCTGGTGGTTCTATATTGGCAGGTGGTGTTTTAGGTAGAGTTGCCGGAGGTACCGGTGGGGGTGGTGCTGCTAGTGCTGGTTCTAAAGGATTAATAACAATAACCCCAAATTTATTAACTTATTCATCAACTGAATTTCCATTTGCAACAACAGGTGGTTCAGGTGGTGGAAGTAATGTTACCATTAGTGGTGGTGGTGGAAATGGAGGTGCTGGTGAAATAGGTTCTGGTGGCGGGGGTTCTGGAGCTATAGATGGTGGTACTGGTAGAGTTGGGGGTAGAGGTGGTGATGGAATTGTATTTATAACAACATTTTAAAATTTTTAATATATGATAGATGTTTTTAACATACCTAATATTGATACAAATGTACAAGTATTTTACACAAAAGGTTCAGGTGTTTGGCAAAATTGGGTGAAACCTAAAAACTGTAAATTTATAAACATTACCACGATAGGTGGTGGTTCTGGTGGAGGTGGTGGAAGAGGTTCCAACAGTAGTGCGGCCATCGGTGGTGGAGGTGGTGCGTCTTCATCGGTAACGACTGGTATTTTTCAGGCAAATTTATTGCCAGATACTTTATATATTCTTGTGGGTCCTGGTGGTACCGGTGGAACATCAGGTCCTGCAGGGTTTAGTGGTGGTACAGGTGGGGTGGGATCAATTTCATATGTATCAGTTTTACCATCAACCGCATCAACATCAAATATTATTTTAGCAAGTGGTGCTGTAGCGGCCACTGGTGGTGCTGGTGGTGCAATAGGACCTGGTACTGCAAATGGAGGAACTGCTGGTACAATATTTACGTCTACCAACGGTATTTTATCATCTTTAGGTATTGTAAATTCAATTGCAGGACAAAATGGTGCATTAGGTCGAAATATTACATTTGGTGATAATATAGCGGTAATTAATATCGTAACTGGTGGAGCTGGTGGAGGAGGATCATCAAGTTCATTATCTTCTTATTCTGGAGGTTCAATTACTACTTCAGGATTTATACCCCAACTTAATGGTGGTGCATTAGGTTTTGTTGCTAACGCTGGTGTTGGTAATTCCGGTTTTATTAGTTTGAATCCGTCATCTTTAACAACTTCAAGAACCCCATTTTTAACTACAGGCGGAGCTGGTGGTGGTGGAGCAACAAACAACGCTTCAGGTACATTCACAGGTGGAGACGGAGGTAATGGTGGATATGGTTCAGGTGGTGCCGGTGGTGGAGGTTCGTATAATGGTGCAGGAGGTACTGGAGGTCGTGGTGGTGACGGTATAGTTATTATCACTTGTTGGTAATTATTCTCCGTAAATATCTACTTTAGTTTTACAAGCATCCTTAATTAATTTCTCAACAAAAGCAAACATTTTAAGACCGTTATTTTCACAATACTCTTTTAATAGTTTATGTGTTTGTGGTGTTATTTTTAAATTTTTGTCCCTTTTCATGGTTTTTTAACTATAAATATGATAAAAATCATATTTGTGTCATACTATTTTTTGTTGTAGAATAACAAAAAAAATCTTTTGATAATTTCAACAATATTTATTTATAAAATAACGAAATAAAAAAAATAAAAAATTAAAAATGGCATCAGACAAAATATTCGTATCACCAGGTGTGTTTACATCTGAAAAAGATTTAAGTTTTGTAGCACAACAAGTTGGTGTAACCACTTTAGGTGTTGTCGGAGAAACAACCAAAGGTCCTGCTTTTGAACCAATCTTCATTACAAATTATGAAGAGTTTACGGCAATATTTGGTGGTCTTAACCCTAAAAGATTTGGGGGTGAATCTAGAAAACCTAAATTTGAATTACCTTATATAGCGAAAAGTTATCTACAACAATCAAACCAAATGTTTGTAACAAGAATTCTTGGTTTAACTGGTTATGATGCTGGTGACGCTTGGTTACTAACGGCTAGTGCTAACTACGACCCATCAACAATTGGTGTTTCTGTAGCGGCTCAAGATTTTACTTGTAACTTTACAGGTGGGACCGAGTACTTTAATTTTGCAGGACCAGGAGCTACTGAGGCTGAAGTGTTATTTGATGCAGCATTATTCCCTAATGGGCCAACAAATACTACTGCAACCCCAGTACCAAATGATACTGTTACATACCCTGAAGGTATCTATTTTGAAAAAGTAGGAACTTCTTTCGTTGGTTATAGTGCTAGTATTGTACAAACAGGTGTTGTTGGTACAAGTGGTACGTCATCGGGTACTGTAATAACATATTCAGCATCTTCTTACTCAGAATATGAAGGAATGGTATTAGCTATGTTAAGGTCAAGAGGTGATTATGGTGACGTTAATAATGTTACAGATACTCTTACATATAGAACTTTACAGTCACAATCTGGACTTGTTATGAACCCATTAAATACTGGTACAAACTCTGAAGCTGATTTTGTATTATCTGCGACAAACAATACTACAAGTGCTATTACTAGATATGATGTTTCTTTAGATACAACTTCTAGAAATTATTTACCTAGAGTACTTGGTACAGATTTCTTTGATAGAGATGCTTTAGTATTTGTTGAAGAACTTTATCCTAATAAACTAAATGAATTAATTGAAAATGGTTATATTCTTGGATTAAACACAGGCTTAACCTATACAAATAATTTTGAAAATTACCAACAACAATGGCAAACACCTGAGACACCTTGGGTTGTTTCTGAATTACGTGGTAACATTGTACAAAAATTATTTAAGTTTGTATCTATATCTGATGGTACTATGGCAAACAAAGAAATTAAAATTTCAATAGCTAACATTAAACCTGATACAAAAGAGTTTGACATTATAGTTAGAGATTTTTATGATAATGATACAAGACCTTCAATTATTGAGTCTTTCCGTAAAGTTGTTATGGACCCTTCTAGTAGTAATTTTATTGGTAGAAGAATAGGTACAGCCGATGGTGAATTCTCTTTAAGAAGTAGATATATCATGATGGTAACTAACCCTGAATCCCCAATTGACGCATTCCCAGCGGGTTATGAAGGTTATATCGTTAGAGATTACCCAACAGGAGTTTTAGCACCACAATTAAATTTTAAAACTCAATATGATATTGTAAACGATAATATCAGAAAAGTATATTTAGGTTTATCCGATACTGTTGGTATTGATCAAAACATGTTTAACTGGAAAGGTTATACAAATGGAGTTACACCAGCTCAGTGGACAGCTAGAACAGAAGGATATCACATGGATAGTGGAGCTACAGTAGCTGGTAATTTTGTTGTAGGATGTTGTCCATTTAGAACACTTTCTGGTCTTGAAGGTACTTCTTACGAATCTATTCAATCCAGAAAATTCACATTAGCACCTTATTTAGGTTTTGATGGTTGGAACTCTTACAGAACAACTAGAACAAATGAAGATAGGTATAAAGTTGGTAGAGCCGGATTTGAAAATGGTTTAAATGAAGAAGAATTTAAAATTGTGGGTACTAATGAAGGAACTTCTGACTATTACGCATACTTACAAGGTATCCGTACTTTTAGAAATCCTGAAGCGGTTAATATTAACGTATTAGCTACACCTGGTATTGATTATAGTGACAACTCAGAATTAGTTGGTATAACAATTGACATGGTTGAAGAAGAAAGGGCAGATTCAGTTTATATCTTAACTTCACCTGAAGGTGTTACTTATAATAGTGTCACACAATTGACTAGTTTAGGATTCTCAACGGTAGATGTACCTTCAGCTGACGACATGGTAGGTTTACTTGAAGCAGCCGACATTGATTCTAACTACACAGCCACTTACTGGCCATGGATTCAATCATTAGATAATGAAAACAATGTTAATGTTTGGTTACCACCTACATATGAAGTAGTACGTAACATCGCTTTAACTGATAACGTATCATTCCCATGGTTCGCTTCGGCTGGTTATACAAGAGGTCTTACTTCAGCTATCCAAGCTAGAGTTAAATTGACTGAATCAGATAGAGACACTCTTTATGAAGGAAGAATTAATCCAATGGCTACATTCTCTGATCAAGGAGTTGTAATTTGGGGTAATAAAAATTTACAAATTAAAGATTCAGCTCTTGATAGATTGAACATTAGAAGATTGTTACTACAAACAAGAAAATTAATTTCAGCGGTAGCAGTAAGATTGTTATTCGAACAAAACGACCAAATTGTGAGAAACCAATTCTTATCACTTGTTAATCCAATCTTGGAAAACATTAAGAGAGAAAGAGGTTTGGCTGACTTTAGAGTTGTTCTTTCTAATGACCCTGAAGAAATCGATAGAAATGAATTAAGAGGTAAAATATTTATCAAACCTGTACCATCACTAGAATTCATAATCTTAGAATTCAATGTAACATCTACAGGAGCTTCTTTCGATAACCTATAAGAATAAATAAATAACTAAAAGGCTCACTAGTAAAGTGGGCCTTTTTTTTATCAAAAATAACTTTTTCTTAAAAGAAAGATATTTATAATAAAAAAGAAATTATGTCAAAAATTATTAATAAAAAACAATTGGACGTTCTTATTGAATCAACACTTAAAGAATGGAATTATAATATGGATTCTCATGGTATGAGTCAGGCAACGGGTGGCTTTTGTGAAGGAAAATGGGGTGATCCTGAATGTATGAAATATTGGTTAAATACTGGGCATATACATAAAAAAGAATATGATGACTGGGAAGAAAATTATTCACAAAAAACGTCTGAAATAAAAGAAGGCAAAGGTACCATGTGTGAATGTGGTGGTATGGTGTATGAAGGAGAATGTAATGAGTGTGGAACTTCATATATGAAAAAAGGTAAAAAAGAAGAGAAAATAAAAAATCCTGGTAAATATATAAATGGGCCTAGAACAGAAGCCGGAATTGATGATGACGGTGATGGTGTCCCTAATCGTGCAGATAAAAAACCTAAAGATGGTAATGTGACAGAAGCTTCAGTTAAAGATTTAGCTGAATCAGTTACAAAAACATTTGACGCATCATTCTTAACAGAGAATATGGATAACTTTAAAAAGTTAATTAATTACAGAAACAAATAAAAACTAATAAAATGACAAAAGTAAGATATAAAATCAGAAAAGAACAACTAGAAAGAGTTGTTGAAAATTTTGTAATGGAATCAGCGATGATTGAAAAGAACGCTGCTAAAAAACACAAAATGTCGATGGGTGCTGAACAAGCTGACGATATGGGTGAAGGAATGGAAAAAGCTAAAGAAGTTAAAAAAGCTAAAATGAAACAAGCTCCTGAAGTTAAAAAACACATCCACGGAAAAGTTAACGAATCTAGAGTGTTAAGAGAAAATTCTGAAGAAGAGGCGATGGAATTTTTAAATGATTTAAAAGAAAATGACCCTGAAGCATACGCAAAATTAGAACAATCAGCAAAAAGTATTCAAGCAAAATTAGAATCTGGAATGCAAGAAGAAGGATTACGTGATACTTTTAATAGGATAAAGGGTAAAATAGGTGGTGTACTATCTACTATTGGTATTGGTGGTTTAGGTGTTTTTGGTAGTAGCCTTGAACAAGCGGCTAAAATGGGTAATTACGCAGTAGATTTGACAGACCCTTTATTTGTTACATCTGTGATAGCTCTTTTAACTGGTGGTGGTCTTGTAGCCTCAAAAATACACCAAACAACAAAAGCACAAGAAAAAGAAAGAATGGAAAGAGCTAAGGCTAAATTAAAAAATAGAAATATATAAATTTTTTATTTAAAATAAATAAACCCCGTTTAATCGGGGTTTTTTGTTTTATCTAATTTTCTACTTTTTAAAACTATATCACATTTTTCTTTTGTTATAAGAGCTGATTCTCTAATTTCCTCGGTATAGTTAAAGGCTTTTTTTAAGTAAAAAAACCAGAAAAAAAAGTGTCCAACAAAGGAGGGGAATAATATTAGTTTAGCAAAAGTTGGTGCTCCAAATAAAAAACAAACAATAGACGGAGACATAAAAATTAAAAAGAAAAGAATAAACATATAGTTTTCGTTTGAATAAAAAAGAATTCTTTTACACTCTTTTTTAGTTTCCACAATTTCTTCAGTTGAAACATCTTTCCACTTTTCAATAATCATATGTTCTTTATAATCCATTTTATAATGTATTTAATCAGATTAATATTCTCTTTTTATAAAGATAACAATATTTATCTATATAACTATAAATATTTTAAAAAAAAATGAAAAAAATTATCATAACTGAATCACAAGCAAAGTTTTTAAAACAATATCTTAACGAAGAAAGAGATTTAAGATTATACTCATTTGATTGGGATGATAACATATTAAACATGCCAACTGAAATTTATCTTAAAGATAATATGGGAAATGTTGTTGGGATGTCCACACATGAATTTGCTGAATACAGACATTTAATAGGTAAAGAACCTTTTAAATATAAAGGTAAAATGGTTGTGGGTTATGATGAAGACCCTTATAGAGATTTTAAAGATCCAAATGCATTTATTAGAGATGCTAAAATAGCTATAGAAAATGAAGATTTTGCGCCAAGTATCGGTAAATTTATTGAAGCTTTAATTTACGCTAATCCACTTTCAATTAATACGGCTAGGGGGCACGACCCAAAAGTTCTTAAAAAAGGTCTTAGATTTTTTATCGATAAAGTTCTTACAGAAGATGAAAAAGAAGAAATGGTTGAAAATATAAAAGACGCTTACCAATACGAAGGTAATTATCCACAAGACTTTTTAAATAAAATAAATAACCTTAATACCAATCAGTTAATAGATTTTTATTTAGATAGTAGGGTTAAATATTATCCTGTTTCTTCTGATAAATTTGGTGAGAAGTCTGGGTTACCAGTTACAGGTGGGGCAGCAAACCCTGAATATGCAAAACAAGTAGCTTTATCACATTTCTTACAAACTAATTTTGAAGATGTTAAAGATTTAATTAAAGGTGGTAAATATAATAAAATATCTTTAGGTTTTTCGGATGATGACCTTAAAAATGTTAACGCAATGGTAAATTTTATTGATAGAGAATTATCAAAAGTATACCCTGAAGTTCACTTTGTTGTTTATGATACATCTGAGGGTGGTAAGAAAAAAATTGTTATTGAAAAAGATTAATATGAAAATAGTTGTACTTATTGTTTTAAGCTTTATTTTATTAGGGTGTAAAACTTCATCTGGTAATCATTGTGACGCTTACGGTAAATTAGAAAACAAAAATGAAAGAAAAAATTCGTAAAATATTAAAGGAAGAATCTGAAGAGTTTGATTGGACTAATCAAATAGACCCATTACAATCGTTTGAAGATTATTTTTATGGTAAAAGTGGTTACAATACTAGAGATGTTCCAGGTATTTATATTAAGCGTGATAATGGGTGGTGGTCCAATTGGATTCATGAAGTTGAAATGGCTCATGCCAGTTTTTTAGATGATGTTAATGAATTAAATGATATGGTACATGACTTGGTTAACCCAACAGACGGTTCAGAAAAATATAAAATGTTAGCTGACGATGTTTATTCTTATCTAACCCCATCAAGAAATTTAGGTGGTAGGAGTTATTTATTGGATTTAGCTCTTGAAATTAAAATGGCTTATGACTATTTAGGCCCATTTGCTGAAAAAAATAATCTAACTATTTTAGAGACATTAGATATTTTTAAACAGTGGTTGGGTAAAATGAAAAAAGAAGGTAAACCTTTACATGAAAAATTATGAAAAATTTAATTAAAAAAATATTAAAAGAGGATTTTGATTGGATAACTGATATACCACCATTTATTGAGATTACTGAACCCGTATCACAAAAAAACCCAAGAGATGTTTTTAGATTACATTGGGCCAATGGTCATGGTGAAGATAGCGGTACTTGGTCCGATAGTTGGTACAACTTTACAAATGATTCTAATGGAAGTGAACAATTAATCAGATATGTTAAAATTTTACAAAATGGATTTAACTCTTCTGGTTATTTCAGCCTTGAAAAATTAATAGATTTATATTTAGATGGTGGTCATGATTATATTGTAACTAATTGGATGAGGGGTGAGTTATCTAAAATACCTACAAATGGTTTTGGTGAAGATACTATATATAATGAAAAAAGAGATTCCTTAGATGAAATGTTAAAAGATGACCTATATGATATGGGTATTTTATCTTACGATTCTTATAGTGGTGATTATGCAACAGTAGAAAGGTGGTGGATTACTTATTTTGATGAGTATGGGGTTGAATTTGAAACAAAAATTAATAGAATATAAAAAAAAGGGAGTCTTAAACTCCCTTTTTATTTTTATCAGGTTTACCAATAACCTCATCAATAATACCGTAATTTTTTCAATACCACCAGGATTTTAACTGGTTTTAATAATATTTATATTAAAAAAGAATATGGATGGTAAAACTTTTATATATGGTTTATATAATATAAATGACGTAAAAAAAGAAATAAGATATATAGGTAAAGCTGATAACCCTGAATATCGTTTAAAAAGACACAAAAACAATACTTTATACAATAAAAAAATAAATAAGAAATTAACCCATAAAGAAAATTGGATAATTGATTGTGATTACAATATAGATTATATCATTATCAGTGAGTGTAGTATCACTGATTGGGTTGAATTAGAAAAAAATCTAATAAAAAATTATCCAAATTTAACAAACACTGCTAATGGTGGTGAAGGTGGTTCAGGTATAAAATATAAAATAACCTACGAAGAATGTAAAAAATGGGTAAAAGAAAATGTTAAAGTTAAATCTAAAACGGATTGGTCTAACAAATTAAAATTATTACCAGATTACATACCAAAAAACCCTAACCAAAGGTATAAAAATGATGGTTGGGTTAGTTGGGGTGACTTTTTAGGTACCAATACAGTTAGTGATAACTATGTTAATTATTTAAACTATGATGAAGCTAAAAAAACAATAAATTTATTGAATATTAAAAAAGTTATAGATTATAAAATTTTAGCTAAAGAAGGTAAAATACCACACAATATACCAAATAGACCTAATAGGTATTATGAAAATCGTGGTTGGTTGGGGTGGTCAGACTTTTTAGGGTGTGATATTATTGCTAATCAAAATAAGAAATTTTTTAATTTAGAAGAATTCAAAATAAATATTAAAAAATTAAACATTAAAAAAATGTCTGAATATAAAAAATATTGTTTAAGTGGTAGTAGGGATGGGAGAATGCCAACTAACCCTCTTACAGTCTACCGTAGAGAAGATAAGAAAGTTAGTTGGCTAGATATTATTACCCCTTAATTATTTTTTGGTAATATTTATCAAACCCTGTTAAATATTTATCCATACCATTTTTAACTTTATTATCTGAATATAAAACTTCGTCAATTAATCCGAATTTTAATATTTCTTCAGCGTTAAACCATTTATCACGATGTGCTGTAGAAATAACCTCATCAAAAGATTTACCACAATATTCAGCTAACATATTAAAAAGAACATAATTATATTTTTCACTTTCAAGATGATTGATTCTATTATCAGCCACATGCCCTCTAGTTCCAGAAGACACTTGATGTATCATTACTCTTGAAAAGGGAAGAGAACTTCTCATACCTTTTGTTCCGGCCCCTAATAAAACTGAACCCATTGATGCCGCCATCCCTGTGTTAATTGTTTGAATTGGGTTGGGGATATAATTCATAACATCAATAATAGATAGACCACTAGAAACACTTCCGCCAGGTGTGTCTACATGCAAAGTAATAGTTTTCTTAGGGTCTTGTTGGGATAAGAAAAGAAGTTGTGCCTGTACAACAACAGCCATTCTATCATTCACAGGTCCAGCACACCAAATAATACGATCCATCATCAATCTATCAAATACACTCATAATAGCAACATTTAGTTGTCTTTCTTCAATAATTGAAGGTGTGATTGATGATTCAATGTTTGGAACAATAGATTGGAAATTTTGGTATCCGTGTAGGGTATGTGAACCAATACCCATGTGCTTTACAGCGTACTTATCAAATTCGGTCATGTTTAAAATTTTTAATGTTTTTTTTCTTAAAACAAGAATATTTATAATAAAACAATTTGTCAAATGAAAAAAATAAATTACGACAACGCTTTAACTAGTTTATTTGAAGAAAAGGAATTAACTACTAATATACTATCTCTTGAAGGTGAGGATTTATATAAAGAAATAGCTTATGTTTTAACAGAACTTTCTCTTATTGATAAAGGTACTGGTAAAAAAATAATCTCAGAAAACGAAAGATTATTATTGGAAGCCAGTTTCATGGAAAAAATAAGAAATGCTTGGAATAACCTTTGGGGTCAAGCAAATCAACAAGCACAACAAAACGCTAATCAAAATTTAGGTCCACAACAAGCACAGGCAGTACAACAAGCACAAAAGGATATTGCAGAAGTATCTAAAAATTGTGCTGAAAGAGCAGAAGGTCACTGGAGTATAAAATATGAACCTGGTGATCCTAGATATACAGAAGAAAATAAAAAGAAATATATTGAGGGTCATATCAAACATTGTATTGAAGAGACCATGAATAGTTCTGGTGGTAAGTCTATTATAGGTAAGTTAAGTAATTTTTTAAATAACACAGTATCAGGTAGAGTTCTAACAGGAATGGTAGCTATTGGAGCTATGTTCTATGTTACTGGTTTATTGGGTACACATTCCACAACAGTTAAAAAGAATGTTGATGACGGTAATCTACATGTTGCTAAGGTAGTAAACAAACACACACAAAACGATTCTTTAAACCATTCTTCACATGTTAAAGTAAATAAAGATGGTAGTTTAACTAAAGTTGATATTGGTAAAGATGGTAAGACTGTTGGTGTTATAGAACGTGATTTTGCTAAAACTGATTTAAATGATAGTCAGGTACAACAGGCTGCACAAAATATTGTTAATTTAGTTAAGGATATTAATAAAGATCCTGATTTAGGTGGTAAACCTGTTAAATCTATAACTTTAAAATTCCATTCAAATTATTCAAATACTGATGGTGGTGTTGATTCTGATGGTGATGGTATACCTGATAGTAACGATTGTCAAGGTGGACCATGTGCTGAAACACACAACCAAAAATCCATTGATGCTGTTTTAAAAATAGTTAAACAAGAATTAGCTAAAGACGGTATACCTACCAAAGTTAAAGTTAAATCTGAAATTGGTGGTTTGGCAAAAGATGTTGTAAAAGCTAAATCATCATCAGCTGATGCTGAACAAAACACAACAATAACTGTTGATGGGATAGACGCTCCAATAAAAAAACAAACAGATACAAAGATTCAACCTGGACCATATGGGCCACTTGTTGATACGCCACCAGCACCAAAAGTACCAATTTGTGATATAAACATAAACGGTAAGACAATTAAAGTAGAAAGGGGTAACCGTATAAGTATATATGCTAATGTAGATTACCTTGAAGAAGATGGTCAAAAATTTGATGGTATTTTAACACCTGTTGATAATGGTCCTTTATTACATTTAGAAATTTTAGGTGGTTTTACTGATGAAAAGAATGGGGTAACATATTTTGTTGTACAACCAGAAGATAAAACAACCGTACCTGAAGGATATGAACAAATACTAAAAGATGGTATGTATATAGTTCCTTGTGGTAAAAAAATGAAAGGTGAGGATAAACGTGAAGATGATGATATAAATAGAAAAGATGAATACGAAGACGACATAGTAGTACCAGTACCAAAAAAAGAATTCCTAAAAGGTAATAGAAATATGCAATTGGCTTATTTAGCTAAAAATTTCTTACCAGGGGGAGAAAGTTTATGGAATGGTTTAGGTATAAAAGAAGGGACAGTTTTACCTTCAGGGTTTTTTGACGCAGCTTTAAATCAAGGAAAATATGACCCACAAAACTATTTAAGCAAATATTATGATTATTTAGTGAATAATAATGCTTTTACTAACAAAATTAATAAACAAGCATGGTTAGCTAGGGTACGTAGTAATAAAAATTTAGCTTTAATATCTTGGATTAGAAACACTAGAAAAAACATTGGTGGATTTTTCAAAAAATTAAACAATGAATATGGATTAGGTTTGGGTGAAAGAGCTAGAGCATTCACAGCAAAACCTGGTGAAACAGGGAAAGCTATGGGTACGATAGGTGATTCAGTTCTTAAAAAAGATAATTTAATTATTGAAGCTTCAACCACTTTTGGTGATTCAATTAAAAAGGCTGGTTTTAGAGAAGACTTATTAATGAAAAATTTACCACAATTTATGGAAATGTTAACAACAATGTATTTCGGTATTAAAGGTAAGAAAATAGGTTATGATAAAAATGCTGTTATGAATTTATGTAAAGAATATGGTTGTAAAGTCGATACTGGTAAAAAATTCAAAAGAAGTGTATCTAAAGATTACGCTATAATGGATAGTGTTGAACCTAAAGATGAAATTTTAAAAGAAGAAATAAATAGAATAAAAAATTTGATGAAATAAAAATAAAATATTTTATCAGCATATTTATAATTAAAGATAACAAAAAAAAATTAAAAAATTAAACTATGGCAGATTTGTTAATGAGAATGCCTGTTCCTTACGAACCAAAGAAAAAGAATAGGTTTATATTTAGATTCCCTACACCATTGGGTATCCAAGAATGGTTCGTATCAACAGGTGCTAGACCGACTTATACAGCGGAAGAAACTGAGATTCAATTCTTAAATACTTCTACTTTTGTAATTGGTAGATTTACTTGGGAAACAATCGACGTTACTTTCCGTGACCCAATCGGTCCTTCAGCTACTCAAGCTCTTATGGAATGGATTCGTCTTCACTCTGAGTCTGTAACAGGTAGACAAGGTTACGCTGCTGGTTATAAGAAAGATATAGAATTAGAAATGTTAGACCCAACAGGAGTTGTTATTGAAAAATGGATTCTTCAAGGTACTATGATTACTTCAGCTAATTTCGGTGATTTGGATTACTCTTCTTCTGATATAGCTGACATTTCAGTTACACTTAGATTTGATAGAGCAATCTCAGTATTCTGATTTAAATATTTACGAAAAATAAACATAATTGTCATACCCTTGACAACCAAATTAAAAGTCTGTATATTTATATTAAAAATATAAATGTATGGACTTTTCTTTTTTTACAACAAACAACAAATCGGGTCATAAAACCAAAGAGTCTTGGTTTTCCAAAAATTACCCCGAAGAATACTTAAAAATAATTGACCATACCTCAAGATTCGGTTTAAAAACATTTAAAGAAAAAATATGGTTTTTCTACCATAATTTAAAATCAATACCAAAATGTCCTTGTGGTAATCAATCAAAATTTAGTGAAAGGTTTGACAGGGGTTATCAATCCTTTTGTTCCTTAGAATGTGCTAACAACAATAAAGAAGAATTAATAAAAAGACAAAAAAAAAGTATAAATAAAAAATGGGGTGTAGATTTCTATACACAACACAAAGATTTCATAAAAAAACAAAAAGAAACAAAGAAAAAACGTTATGGTAATGAAAGTTATAATAACGTTGAAAAAATGAAAAATACTAAAAAGTTGTTATATGGCAAGTCTGGTTACAATAATTCAGATAAGAATAAAATAACAAGACGTGATAGTTTTATTAAACTAGTTAAAGAAAAAACA